ATTAAACTAAAGAATGGGTCTGGTGCTCCTCTAGCAGGGGACTTAGTACAAGCTGAGCCAGCGTTAGACCTAACCAACAAACGCCTGTACACTGAAGACTCTGGCGGTAATGTTATCGAAGTTGGTATTAATCCGTCTTCACTAACCATTGGCGGTACAGCATTGACCGCTACAGCAGCTGAACTGAACACTTTAGACGGCATCACTGCCACTACTGCTGAGTTGAATACGCTTGATGGCATCACCGCTACAGTTACTGAGTTGAACTACACAGACGGTGTTACCTCTAACATTCAAACTCAATTGAACACTAAAGCGCCTATCGCGTCTCCTACGTTCACTGGCACTGTTACTGCACCAGCTGTTAATGTTAACGGCACAGTGACTGCTGATGGTTTGACTGTTGATGGGTCTGGGTTGATTACAAACAACGCCACAACAGATCAGCTTACTATAAACAATAACACAGCAGGCTCTACCGCTTCTCCTCAGTACGTAGATGTAACTTTTAATGGTTATAGCACATACAATAGAGCAAGAATTAGAGGCGTTGATAGATCGTCAAATACTACATCTGGCGGCTTAATTGTTCAAACAGCCGTAGACAATACAACTCTAGCAAATCGTATTTTCGTAGACGGCAACGGCGACATCAGCTTCTACGAAGACACGGGCACAACGGCCAAGTTCTTCTGGGACGCGAGTGGTGAGGTGCTGGGTATTGGTCATTCTACTCCTTCAGCAACCTACGGTATTGACGTATCAGGTAAGGCTATAAGAGTTTCTGCCGCCGCGCCAGCCATAGAGTTTCAAGAAACGGACGCCGCAAACCAACGATGGTCAATGTTTAGCATAGGCGGAGACTTTACTATTCGTGATATTACAGGAGGTGGCTATCCTTTATATATTGAATCAGGCGCTCCTTCTGCATCACTTAGAGTAGACAGCTCAGGCAATGTTGGTTTGCGCACTTCAAGCCCACTTGCACCGCTTCATGTAAACAACAACAGCGGTATCTATGTAGGGTCAACTCCTGGTTATCACCTGACTTTAAAGGCAACACAAACACCTGCGGTTACTGTTGGTGGATCGACAATTACTGGACTAATTAGTACATCTGGTACTGGATCGGCTTCAGGGCATGTTGGTATTGAGATTCCAGCTAACGACAGCAACGATGGCTTTTACATTGCAACGGACAGTAACTTGGATGGCACTGTTGATCAGCTTGCCATGAAGATCAATGCCGCTGGTCAAGTAGGTATTAACTTTAATGATCCACGAGCAACACTTGATGTTCACGGATCAATGCGACACATTACAGGCACGCTGACTACTGGCGCAGTGAACGGTATTAAGTGGAACTTTACATGTACCAATACTGGTTCTACCTATAACGATACTTGGCTTCTTGCTGGTACAGTGAATATTGCTGAAGGTAACTATAAAGCCGCTAGCATTCACTACACAATGCAGTACCCAGAGAATAACTTTGGTAATACTAATAGGGTTGAAGAGTATCGCGGTTTAATTAGGATTACTAGAACAACCGCAACTAGTCAAGACGACCCAGCAGACGCGGTAATCTATGGTGCTGACATGTCGCCTGTTGAGCTTCGTGTATACAAAGTATCTGCTGGCGTCTATGAGATTCAGGTTAAGAATACTCAAGCCAACAAGTACTTCTCATTTGACTTTATGCAAACATCAGGTAGTGGTGGCATTGATGTTCCATTAGCTAACCAAGGCATTGATTACTATGCTGGTCTTGCTACATTAACTGGAGGCACTGAATACACAATACAGCGCAGCTCAGCCAACCTTGGCATGCGTCAAATCATTGATGCTAAAAACATACACGCCTCTGAAGGTATCTACCTTGGTGGTATTAATGCGGCTAATTTGTTGGATGATTATGAGGAAGGTACGTTTACTCCTACGCTTATTGGTTCTACTTCAGGTTCTATTCCGTTTACTGCCTCTAACGCGTCATTTACAAAAATAGGTAACGTGGTAACAGCTAACATCTATTTAACAAATATAGACGTTACTAGCTCTACTGCTGTTGGTGACATTCAGGTAAGCGGTCTTCCCTTTAACGTATTACATAACCAAGCCGCATCAATTAGCTTTGTCAATATGTTTACTGGCGACCCAGTAATTTCTGCACATACCACAGGTCCAAACAGCGTTACTGTTAAGTTGCGACACGGGTCATCTAATGCTGCATTAACAAATAGCGACTTAGACTCAGGGGTAGCAAACGGCTCAATAATGCTTACACTGACTTATATGGCGGCTTAATTATCTAGTGTGGATTCACTAGACGGACTTTAACTTAGGAGAAACACAATGGCATTAACAGAAACTACATTGATCGACAAAATCGAAGCGCTACCAGAAGTACCTTGCGTACAGATTCGTGAGGCTATGCGCGTACTTAAAGACGGCGAAGTGATTGCGTCTAGCTATCAAAGACGAGTTATCTCAGAAGGCGATGACTACTCAGCCGAACCCGCTAACGTACAAGCTATCTGCAACGCAGTTTTTGGAGCATAGCTATGTGGACTATCAAACTACTTGAATACACAACCGACTCTGACAAAGCAGTCCTAGTAGCACACTGGGGCTGTGAGCTTGTAGATGGCGAGTACATCGCGTCTAGCTATGGTAGTTGTGGCTTTAGCCCAGACCCTTCAGACCTTGCTTACATCCCTTATGAGAGCCTCACAGAAGCTGACGTACTAGCATGGGTCTATGAGTCTGTTGACAAAGACCTTGTTGAAGCGGCACTGGCGGCTAACATTGAAGATCAGAAAGCGCCTTCTTCAGCAACTGGACTACCTTGGTAAGGATAATTAGTGATGGCTGACGACTCACAAGAAGCTAGACTACAACGGATAGAAAATAAACTAGACAAACTGTCAGAAGCCTTCACTATCCTTGCGCGTGTGGAAGAAAAGATTATGTCTTCCAATGCTCGCATAGATCGCTTAGAGTTTAGAGCTGATGAATCTGAGCGTGACATGGATAAGATGAAGGGTGTCATAGGTTACAACCAGCAGACTGTCAAGCTTATTGAACGCTTTGCTTGGCTTGTTGTTTCAACGCTGGTTGGTACAGCTGCTTACTTTATTAGGTGAACCTATGTGGCAGACTCTAATCGCTCCAGTTACAGAACTCGTTGGTGGCTATTTCAAGCGCAAAGCAGAAGAGAAGCAAGCACAACACGAGCGGAAGTTGGAAGTGATAAAACACGAGGCGAACTGGGACAACATTCAAGCGAGCAATGCAGGGACATCGTGGAAGGACGAGTGGTTTACCCTGCTCTTCTCTGTGCCGTTAGTCATGGCTTTTGTGCCAGAAGCTGTCCATATTGTCAGAGATGGCTTTGAAGTTCTTGAAGGTATGCCAGATTGGTACAAAGGATTCTTAGGTGCTGCTGTTGCAGCTAGTTTTGGAATAAGAACACTGAGCAAGTGGGGATCTAAGTAATGGCAATAGTGTCTGGATTGTTTACTGACTACCTAGAGCCTACAGGTGTCATTGATCCTAGAACTCAGTTATTGACTGGGGGTACTCAGGAGCCTGTGGTACAGCCACTAGTACAGCCCTTGACAAAGCCTGCGCCTACGTATGAGCAACAGCCTCTTACAAAGACACTTTCTAGTGGTTTTACTAAAGAGCCTATGGTAGCTCAGACTAAGACGTATACAAAGTCAGAGCCTCCTGTTCAGACTGTTGACACTAGTAACTCTACGTTTGATATGGCTGATGATCCATTATCTTTACGTACTTCACCAAGAAGCTTGTTAGACGCTGCTGAGTCTTTTGAGTCTGTTACTGCAGATCCTGTTGAGACTGTGTACGAAGGTGACAACAGACCTATCTACATTAAAGAACGTACTAACATTACTGCAGATCAGTACAACCAGTTCTTGTCAGAGTTTGATGATGCTGTAGCACAGTCTAATCTTGATTATCGTCAAGCTATACTGCGTCAGAGAATTGACCAAGAAGCTAACGGTACTGTTTACGATCCAAACTCTCAAGTACTTCAGAACCAAGCCTTACAACAACAGTTGTTTGAATCTGCTATTTCAGGAGTTGCTGATAAGTATGGCGTACCGTTAACGTACACTACTAAAGGTGGTGAGCGTTGGGACTTAAATGCTAATGGTAAGTATACACGTACTACTGAAGTAGGTGGTTTTGATGACTACTTAAAAGCTGCTATTAAAGTGGCAATTACTACAGTGGCTACAGCAGGTCTAGGTAGCGCTGTTGCTGCTGGCTTAGGTGCTGCTGGTGTTCCAACTAGCGTAGCTAATGTTATTGCTGATGTTGTTGTAGGGGCTGCACAAGGCGGGGGAGATATTAAGCAAGGTATTATTAATGCTTTTGCTCCCGTGCCTGATGAGTTGCGTCAAGTCACTGACTACTTCCCTGACGGTCTTGAAGGTATTGTTGACATTGCACGTAGTGTATACGACACAGCTAATGCTGAAACACAACCTGATGTCACTACAGACTTTGAAGTAAATATTGATCCTGAACAGACTGATCCCATTACAGTTGATGAAGACACTGGTGACGTTACTGTAGGGCTTCCTGAACCCACTGAGCCTGTTACAGAGACAACTGAAGGCGGTGGTGGCGGTAGTACACAAACGCCCTCAGAAGCCGTTACAGAGCCTCCTACGGCTACTCCTGAGCCTACTCCTGAGCCTCCAGCGCCTGTAGAGCCCACGCCACCTACACCAACCACGCCTGCTGAAACAGACGCAGGTGTATTCAATCCTGAGTTGCCTTGGATCTATCAAGGTGACGGTGTGTTTGTTCATGGTGAGACAGGTGAAACTGTAGTAGAAGACGTAACAGACTATGATCCTTATGTTATCGGTGAAGGGTATGGTCGCGGTACTGATCCTACAGAAGCTGTTGTAGGTTCAGGTCTTGGCGACACTACAGAGGAAACAGGCACAGGCGATATCTTTGGTGACATAGGTACTATCTTTGGAGACACAACAGCTGACGTTCCTGTTGAGCCTCCTGCTTCTGTTGCTCCTAAAATACCTACGACTTCAACAGGTAAGCCTACAGTTACACCTACAGACGGTAAAACACCTACAAAATCTGAACCACCTCCACCTACTACTGTTGAGCCTAAAGTGCCTACAACTTCTGTAGACAAACCTACAGATGCTGTTCCTACAGGCGGTAGAACGCCTACGTTACCTGTAGAGCCGCCTAAAAATAAACCAGTAACACCGTCAACAGAGAAGCCTACTGTCACTACACCTACAGGAACTAGAACGCCTACATTACCTGACGAAACAGGTGGCTTAGGTACAAGCGGTGTTACAGATGTTACAGCTACAGAGCCTTCTGTAGACACAGGTGTAGACACAACTACTACAGGTGGTACAGGCGGTGGTGATGGTACAGGAGATGGTACAGGTGACGGCCCAGGCGATGGTATTGGAAAAGGTTTGCTTGGTCTTGGTTTGTTAAGCTTAGGCGGTGGCGGCGCTGCTCCAAGCACTGTATTACCTGAAGCGTTTTCACAACAATTATCAGCAGCGTTAACTAAAATACAATTAGCACAGCCGTATCAGTCTAAAGACTATTTAGCTGACTTAATAGCGAGATTGCAAGCATGACATATCTACAATTAGTAAACAAAGTGTTGACTCGCTTACGCGAAGATAACGTTGACACAGTGAATCAGAATACGTATTCAACATTAATCGGTGAGTTTGTTAACGACGCTAAGCGTTTGGTAGAAGAGTCCTGGGATTGGTCGGCGTTACGTCAAACTAAAACAATTACAACAGCTAGCGCTGATTACCAATACAGCTTAACAGGTACTGGCTCGAAGTCTGAAATCTTGTACGCCTCTAACAACACAGCAAACGCTTTCATGGAATACAAGCCTAAAGCGTGGTTTGAAGAGAAGCTGTACTTGCTAGACATCGTTAACGGTGTACCGCAGTATTATACGTTTGATGGCTTAGACGCAAGCGGTGACATCCAGGTTGCTGTCTACCCTGTACCAGACAGTGCTTATTCGTTACGCTTCTCTACGGTGGTGCGTGGTATTGAGTTAACAGCAGACACAGACTCCACCTTTTTACCGTCAATGCCTATCATCATGTTTGCAGCGGCGTTAGCTGTAGCAGAGCGTGGTGAAGCTGGTGGTCAGAGTGCGTCTGAGTTTTTAGTGCTAGCGAATAATGCGTTATCAGACGCTATTGCCTTAGACGCTGCACGACAACCTGAAGAACTCGTTTATAGGGCGGTATAATATATGCCACAGCGTTTACAGAATATCTCGATTGCGGCTCCAGCGTTTAAAGGTCTTAACACACAAGACTCACCTTTAACGTCTGACCCGTCGTTTGCGGCGATTGCCGACAACTGTGTTATTGATAAGTTTGGTCGTATTGGCGCACGTAAAGGTTTTGATATTCTAACAACAGACGCTAGTCCATTAGGCTCTGCTGAAATAGTGTCAATGGGTTACTTTGAAGACAACGACGGTAACGAGGAAGTCTTTAGTGCGGCTAACAACAAGATCTTTAAAGGAACTACTACGTTAACAGACATCTCACCTGCGTCGTATACGATTACAGGTAATGATTGGAAGATGGTTAACTTTAACAATAAAATGTACTTCTTCCAAGGTGGTCATCATCCGTTA